ATTGTATAACGAGTAATAACTAATATTTGTGTCTCGACTCAGTTTGCTTATACTTTTATTATGTATAAATATTTCTTCAAAAACTTTTCTTTGATAATAATTAAACATTTTTTCTTTGTCGTATTTATCAAAATCAAATATGTTATTGTCTTTAGTCATTTCTAAAAAGTCTTCGTTTAGTAACCATTCCTCTATGCATTGATGCTTTTCAAATCTATCGTCTTCTAGCTCCTGATATTGTTCGACAACTAGACTAGCTTTAACTTTGTCAGAATGATCTAGTGAAATTATTTTTACTTTTGCTTCTTGTCTTTTTAAATCCAGGAACAAGTTTCTAAGTGTAACATAAACAAAATACCAATTAACTTCTTTGTCATTATACATTAGAGATTTGTTATGTTTTTGTAGCCAGTTATTAATCGTTATATATAACTCTTGAACTAGGTCTTTAGCTGTGTCAGGATTACAACCCCAACTCTTTAAATAGTTTAACCAGGTCTGTTCTTTTTTTACTAGTTCGTTTATTTCACTTTCCACTATAGAAAGATAATAAAAATTTTAAAAAGGCTGAATAATTTTTTTTAGAACTGAAATTCCGTTAATACTGAAACCTACATTGTTTACTAGAGCTCTTAGTTTTATAGGGTCGTCTATGTTTGTCGGTCTTCCTCCTGTCTCAGTTTCTTTAACTTTTCTAACGTGAACAAGACTGACCATAAATTCTGTAGGATGCGAAATATATCTATGCACCACTAAAAAGTCATCTGCTCTGTTTACAAACTTTCCTCCACCTTCAACGTCTGCAGCATTAGGAGGGATAGGATGACCTGCGTATTCGTGTTCTAGTCTGTGAGTCATTCTTAATGCAGAAGTATTAGCGTGAGTGTTTACCCAAACTGCTATGTTATTTTTCTTAGCAAATATCCTTAACTCTGTTGTAGCCTGATAGTCGTATTCGTGACCTCCTACTGAACTAATTAATTTTGGGTCTTTTATTAAGGAGTTGTAAGGGTCTATAAGTAAACCCTGATAGTCCCAGGCATCTTTTATTACTTTACATAAATCTAATAATTCTCTGTATGTATAAGTTTTAGTAGCATCTATAATCTTAAAATGAGTATAAATAAACTTACTGTGTTTTTCAAATTGTTTTTCAGGTATATCCTGGATAGGTCTCTCTTCTAGAAACTCTATTAATTTTCGTATTATACTGTACGCTTCATTTTCAGAACTAAACACTAGCCATTTAATCTGGTGCTTAATGGCATAGGCTAACATTAAATAAAGTACTATTGTAGTTTTCCCTGTATTAGAATGTCCTAAAATAATATTAAAAGAACTAGGTTTAAATCTAAAGTATTCGTCAATTTCTGGAACGCCTAGACTTAGTCCTTCTTTTATTTTTCCTGTTCGTATGTCTTGTAAATGTGCTGTAACTTTCTCATAATTTATTAGCATTGTTTAAAAGTAGGAATTTTAAATTAAAAAAAAAAGGGAGCGTTAACTCCCCTTTATTAAAATGGTAAGTCTTGTTTTGCTTCTGCTCTAGGTAAATGAGCCTTTTGTGCATCGTCAGACTTTTGTAATGGAATACTTCTTTTAGCATAGAATTTGCTAGGGTCAGCTTTCTTAGACATTACATCCAGAACAATTTTGTCGTTCCCTTCAGCCTTAGCTTTGTTTAGCATTTTAATACACTCGTCTACATCCATAAGAAAATGGAGCTTAATCCATTCGTATTTAGATTTGTAAGGAGCTACGCAGTTCCAGTATTCAGTTTCGAAATTAGACATTTGTTATTTGTTTTAGTTTGTTAAAAAATAATTCAGTAGTTTCTAGTACCGTACTACTTTTGACGGTTGGATTGTTAGAATACAATATAGCTGCAGATCGTAAACAAGACTGAAACTCTATTGAAGACTGTTGAGAAACTGGTTTGTTAAAACTTTTAGTTTCTGTTTTCTGTTTTCTAATTAGCTTTGCTGTGTTGTACTTAGCATTACTAATCTCAAACTCAATTTCTTCTCCTACTTTTAATTCAAACTCAGTCTGTTCAACTCCGTTTTTTTCTTTAGGTTGGAAGAAACTCCAGGTCACTCCATTGGCTAAAGTAACCTTGTAGACCTGTAACTCTTTGTAATCTTTGTCTCTGTTAATAAATGTAATTTTTCCTGTCATTCTTTGTGTGTTTAATTAGTAAGCAGACTCTCTGCTTTTTCTTTTTTAATCGTTAATAATTCGTTTTGATTTTCTAACTCTTGTACTTTTTTTTCAAGAGCTGTTATCCTAGCTTGTAGGTAAACTTTCTCTATATCTGTCATAATACAAATATAATAAAAATATTATAAACTAAAAAAGGGAGCAAAGTCAAGCGACTACTACTCCCTTAATACAGAGAAAATTAGACTGCTAATATATGACTAATTAATCTATATTAAAACCTTTGTTTAAAACTTTGTAGTACTCTATTTTTTCTAGAAGTTCTGGAGTAGAAATCTTTACAGTTTCTCTACTAATTTGTAGTAGTTCTTCAGCTATGTCATAGCCATATTCTTTATTGAGATTTAAAGCATATTCATACTGACGACCTTGAGAGTGTACATTACAGCCATAACACTGGGGTCTGCAGTTGTCTTCCGACCAACGAGTTGAATAATATCTACGTGAAAGAAAATGTCCGCACTGCATTGAATCCTTGTAATGTTTTACTCTTTCGCAAGTATAGCATTTTACATAGCCGTTATGATCTGCGTATTTAAGTCTTATGTATCTACTAAACTCTGCGTCTAGTTTTTTTACAATTTTGCTCCTGGATAATTTTTTTTTCAAAATTAACTTGCATTATATTATATAAATATTATATTATATTAATATTATATTAATTAATCTTATATATATAAACTTATATTAATATAAGTCTTATACTAATATAATATTTATTTTTGAGAAATATTTTTAAATTTCTCAGCTCCTCTAGAACCAAAATAAGCTACATAGACTGTTATTAGAAGAGACTTAAGTAAATCTATCCATCCTGAATCTACTCCAAAGTTTATATCGAATCCATCTAGTAGTATAAACACTATTAAAGATATAGTTAGAAATATTAACGATAAAGGTCTTACGTTTTTGGCTAAACTAGAATCTGATTTATTGTCAGACTCCCACCTTTTAGTAATCTCTACTAGCTCATTATTATCCATTTCTAGCAGTTTTAAGGCAGTTTCTTTGTCTTTTGGAGGCATAGTATCGTCTTTGTCTATTAAGTTCTTTACAAGTCCTAATAATCCTTTGTCAGGTATACTGTCAGTTAATGAAGAAAAGACTCCTCCTTTTCCTATAAGAAACTTTCCGACCTTTGTGTCTTTAAACTTTTTTTTCATAACTGATTTATTTTGTCTATAGTAGCCTGGATTTCTTCTTTAGAAACTTTTATTTGAAGACTAATATCTCCTATATACTGCATACGAGTTCTACCCTTTTTGTCTTTTATAACTAAAACAGGAAGAGCAGTTATACTTTTTTTAATGTCTTCAGGTTGGTTTTTTAAATAACCAAATTTTATAATACAGTTTTTTAATCCTCTAGTATCGTAATTGTTATTCTGATTCCACTTTGCGTTAATCTGAAAAACAGTTACTTCTTGAGCGTTAACATAAACCGCAGCCAATACAAATATCGCACATAATAGTTTTTTCATTTATTTATTATTTCAAACAACTTGTCGTCTATTTTCTTTAACGACTCAGAATTTTCTTCTACCTTTTTTCCTGTATTCATTATAGTCTCTCTAATTAAACGGTCTTTTAGATCATACTCAGTCCTGGAAATTTCAGGTTCAGGAAGTTCTTTAGCCTCTTGAATATCCGCCTGAAGAGCAAACCACATTCCTATAAGAGTAGATAAACCAACTCCTATTCCTATTAAAGTTTTTATACTTATTTCAAATTTACTTTCCTCGCTCAGTTCACTCATTATTTGAATTCTTTATACTCTTCTTTTGCATCAAAACTAGGACAAGGTTTTTTACTAGTAAAGTCTCTATGTCCGTATACTATAGAACCTGGATATTTTTTCTGCAAGTCTTTTATTAATTCTATTAAAGATTCTTTTTGAGCTTCAGTCCTAGTGTCTATCCACTTTTCCATATTTTTATCCATACCTCCTATATAACAAACACCAACAGAGCTTCTGTTTTTACCTTTAACGTGAGCTCCTATTTTATTTTCAGGTCTACCAAACTGTACCTCTCCGTTTAGTTTTATAATGTAATGATAACCCACGTCAGACCAACCGTTTCCGTTAACGTGCCAGTCTCTTATGTCTTTAACATCAAAGTCTTTAAACTCAGGAGTTGCAGAACAGTGAATGATAATTTTATCTATTTTTCTCATTCTTTATCCATTTACTTATAGTATACCCTATAGTACAGATTAGTAATATTATTTTTAAACCCAATTCAATTTCTGTCATAGTCAGGGCTAAGACTACTGTGTTTATTGTATATAATTTCAAATCTGTATATTCAAACATTATTCCTCTTTAATTTCTTCGTAAGAACCGTCTTTAAGATCAATATTGATTTTACCGTATTTCTCTTCTAGTTCTTCTTTTGTTTTGTTTTGTTCCTCCTGGACTCCTAAATGTGCGTGAGACAGCGAATGAATTTCAACCTGAAGCAAACCTATTCTATTACGAATTTCTACTTTAGCGTTTTCTTGTTTGTGTAATACTTCTAACTCTTCTTTTTTAATTTTAGACATTTTTATAGTTTTTAAGTGAATAGTAAATAT